TAAAAAATAATGCTTGACTTTTTATCTAAAATATGTTATACACAAATCATTATAAGGAGGGTTCAATGACAAAAAATGAACTAGCAAATATAAACTCGATGACTGACGAGCAAATTATGAAAGCAATCGGTCAAGATGATGGTACGGAAACTAGAGATTCTATTCCTAGACTATCAATAAATAGAAACCCAGAAGATGACAACGGTAATAAACTACCTGTTGGTGAGTTCAGTATCTTCGATACTACAATTGGTAAAGTAGCTTATGGAAAGCCTGTAACTTTTAGACCATTTATTAGTGGAATGCAGTACATGAATTACAATCCAGAAAAAGGTGAGTATACTAATAGATCTATAATCTTTACATCTCATAAAGATGAAGCTATAGATATGTTAGGTGGGGTTAATTGTGGTAAGGTTCCATATAAAGAAAGAGAATCTTTAACACCAGAACAACAAGTAGAGCAAAGAACTATTAGATGTTATAGATTAGTCTATGGTCTAGTTAGTTTTAAAGGCAGACTTGCAGATAATTCTGTACATAATGTAGAAAACCTACCTGCATTGTATAGAGTTTCTGGTACTGCCTTTTTACCTGTCAGTAATGCTATCAAAAGTTTGAAAGATAGTGGCAAGTTAATGTTTAAATGTACATTAAAACTTGATACTGAGAGACAAAAAAAAGGTGGTAATACTTATTACATACCAATAATAACTACTAACTCAACAACTGGATTAGAGTTTTCTGAAAAAGATAATGATACTTTAGCTATCTTTAAAAACTCTGTTGACTCTGAAAATCAAGAGGTTATTGAAGCATATAAGAGAGCAAGAGATAAGTCTCCAAATGCTCAAGACATTGAGTCAGCTAAAATAGTTGAAGAGTTAGATGATAAACTTCCAGAAGATATACTATCAGCATAATGAATAATATATTAGATAAAGTTAAAATATATCTGGATAAAGTATCTACTAGTCCTGTTGAAGTTTCTGATAAACTAGTTGAAGAATTTGGCGAGGCATGTAAAAGTGCCTTGCTAAAACAGTTTGCAGAAAAAAGACAAGACAAGTTTGAACCCAGAATGTCTAATATAGGTAGACCATTATGCCAATTACAAATGGAAGCTAAAGGTATTAAAGGGGATGGGCAACCATACAATGTCAAAATGAGAAATACATTTGGTGATTTAATAGAGGCTTTAGCTATATTTGTTTTAAAATCTGCAGGAGTTAAAATTGATAGTGAACAAAAACAAGTTAAGTATAGTTTCGATAAAGAATCTATACTTGGAAGATTGGATGTTGAAATTGATAACAAAGTTTGGGATATTAAAAGTACATCACCGTATTCCTTTGAACATAAGTTTGGTGAAAAAGGAGGCTTCAATGAAGTAATTAATAATGATTCCTTTGGTTATGCATCACAAGGTTTTCTTTATGCTGAAAGCGAGGGAAAACCTTTTGGTGGTTGGATAGCTATTAATAAATCTACAGGAGAATGGGCTGTTTGTGAAACACCACATGTTCAAGATGAACACAGAGATAGATTTATTAAAGAGGCTACTGATAACTATAATGCTTTAAAAGATAAAGTACCCTTTAAAAAATGTTATGATGATGTAGCTGAAACATTTAGAGGAAAGCCTACAGGTAATAGAACATTAGGTACAGTATGTTCTTTTTGCCCATATAAAATTCCTTGTTGGGGAAAAGGATTGCAACATCTACCACAACAGCAATCTAAAGGTAAGAACCCTAAATGGGTTTGGTATACCGAAGTGAAAAATCCTAAACAGGATGAACAAGGAGACAATGGGGAGTAGTTTGAGGGGACTACTTCCCATTAAAAATAATGTTACTTTATTTTGTTATTTATAAAAAGAAAAAAGAAAATGAATATAAAATATTTAATAACACTTTATTTGATGATGAAAAGAAAGCAGAACATTTTGGTAAAAAAAGTATGAAGCGTGGTTATGAGCATAAAGTTATTGAATATAATAAAGAAAATTTAAATAAGTATTGGTATAAATGAAATCAAAAAAACCTAAAACAAACTTTGATAATTCTATAAAAGTTTTAATTACACCATGGGAAAAGGGATTTACCTGTGGTATTACAATGGACAGTAAAGTAAAGATGACTACTGAACAATACGAATTATGTTCTACAATAGCTAGAGGCATGATAAAAATGGCAACTCAAGACCCTCAAACAATTTTTGTCTATGGGCTAAAGGGATTTGCTGATGATAAAAAACAAATCAATAAAGATAGTATGACATTAAATTCTGTGGCTGAATTTGATGAAGAAGATAATGTGATTGACTTTATTGAATACTTAAAACAAAAAAGAGAAAAGGAGTTGAACTAATGGCGACACACTTAGTTATAGGTGACCCTCATTGCACACCTAAAGCAAGCAATGATAGATTTCTGTGGGCAGGTAAATTAGCAGCAGATGTAAAGGCTACTCATGTAATATGTATGGGTGATTTCTGCAGTATGGATTCTTTATCTTCATATGATAAAGGTAAAAAATCTTTTGAAGGGAGAAGGTATCAACTTGATATGCAACATTCCCATCATGCTTTGGAATTATTTAATAAAGGTTTGGGAAAACATAAACCTAAAAAAATAATGTTACATGGTAATCATGAAGATAGAATAGATAGATTCGTAGATGAAAACCCAGAACTAGATGGCACATTAAAGATAGCTGACTTACAATTTAAAAAATATGGTTGGCAAGAAGTACCTTATAAAAAGTTTAAAGTAATTAATGGTATTTATTATGCACATCATTTTCCTTCTGGTATTATGGGTAGTGCTATCTCTGGAGAAAATATTGCTAGAACACTATTGACAAAACATAAAGTTTCTGCTACAGTAGGACATAGTCATTTATTAGATTATGCAGTATCTACATTACCTAATGGTCAAAAGATACATGGTCTATCGGCAGGTTGCTATTTAAATCATAGCGAACACTATGCTAAAGATACACAACATATGTGGTGGAGTGGTATCTGTGTTAAGACTAATGTAAGTAATGGTAATTATAATCTTGAAATGATTGATTACAATGCAATACGGAGAGAATATGGAAAACGTTAGAAAAGAAATTAAGTATAATGGTAATACTTACGTGCTTGAAAATGAAGATAATTATGTTGTTGAAAAACATGACAATGTAAATTCCCCAAACCATTACAAGCAAGGTAAAAAAGAAACTATAGATGTTATACAAGATTGTATGACTAATGATGAATACCATGGGTACCTTAAAGGTAATGTCTTGAAGTATGTATCAAGATATAAATTTAAAGGTGAGCCTTTAGAAGATTTAAAAAAGGCTAACTGGTATTTGAATAGACTAATTAAGGAGGTTGAATAATGTCAGCAATGAAGCAAGCACATATTGAAGTTGTAGATCTAGTATGTGGATGTCTACAAGAAAATAAAACATTATCACAAACTATTAATGATCTAAAAGAATTACAAGGATTAAAGATGAATCATAATCCTTATCTTAGTGATGAAGAGTTAATAGAAAAATACTACTATGAATATAGAGGTTATTAATGGACACTAATCTATTACTTATAGATGCATTAAGAAAAAAGTATGAAGCTGAAATAGCTGATGCTTATGCAAGTGCATTAATATATTTTAATTCATCTGTAGGTATAGGGGAACACCCACAATTTATAAATGAGTTAGATAGATTGATAACTAAAATATCTAATGCAGAAGAAAACTTAGATACCCTCAATAAATATTTTACTGATAAATAAGGAGGGAATATGAGTAAAGAAAAAGAAACAAAGACTAGTCCTAAAACTTATCTAATAACATCAGAACAATTAATGGATATTATGAGATACTTAATGACTAGACCATATGGTGAAGTAGTTAAACTAATGAATGCATTATCAACCTTGAGTCCACTAGACCCAAGAATTGGTGCAGACTTTATAAAAGCAAGCGAGGATAAAGATGAAAGAAGAAAAGGATAATAGTAAAAAACAAGATGATATATCAAAGTTTACTGGTATACTATTTGAATTAAAGATTGGGTTGAATAAAGATAATGCAGTAGTTATAGACTATGGTGGAAAACCTGTTACAAAAATTAGAGAGGCTTTAAAAGATTATCCATTCCATGCTAATCTTTGTGCATCAATAATTAATCATGCTAACACTATTGGTAAAAAACTACAAGAAGATGTTAAACAGATTATACAAAAAATTTAGATATTACTTTTGGCATAACTGTGTTATGGATAAACTAGAAGGTTATGCTAGTAAATTAAGTAACTGGTTTTGGACTAAGCGATGGGGTGATAGATCACTGTATCGTAAGGCCCAAAAAAAAAGGAACCCAAGATAACTTAGGTTCCTTAGTCGTGTTGCCTTGCTGTGGGGGAGTCTTTATGGCTCCCCTTTTTTTATGCAAATAATCTATCTGTTTGCTGTTTAGCTTTAGTTAGTTTGATAGGTTTGCTTAGTATTTCTTTCTGTAATTTCTTTGGTAGTCTCATTTTTATAATTTCATGTTTATAACCAATATCAGAACTTTTTTCTTGCATCTTATCAAAGTACTCTAATATATAAGAGTTATAATTATTTATATCAGTACCACCACTAGGCATTACTGATGATATTGGCATTTGTAAATTAATATCTCTAATATCCCATGCACTTGCTAGACTTATTAGCTCACCAGCGTTAGCTCTTGATATAGCTTTATCTATTTTACTATCTGGTTTTACCCACATATAATAGTCTTTTTCATTTGCCAAATCTGGATTATCATCAATAAGTGTATCTAAAATACTACTTCCTGCACCTCTACCTGCTTCAGTAAATATACTTGCATAGTCTGGTAATGTTATATTAGGATCATCGGGAAGTGGATCTCCATCTATATTCCCACGATTTAAATTTTCAATTGTATTTGCTAAAGTACCATAACTTACTTTACGTAATACAAATCCATCTCTTAATGCTCTTGTAGTTCTACGAGTTATACTTCTTGCATCTGATTCTTCTGTAGGTTCATTTAAACCAACATCATCAAATTCTTTTAATTCACCTTTACCAGGAAGTTCAACTGTTTCTAGTTTTACATTATATTTATCTGCAATTTTTTCTAATTGTTTATACACAATCTCATCATAAAATTTTTTTAAACCTTCCTTATCTTTTATAGGTTGACCTT